GGGCTATTCACTGAGAAGAGCGAAGTGACGATCACACACCAGACCACAGACGACCTGAAGGCCAAACTGCGCCAGAAGCTGCAGAAACTGAGCCAGCCAGACGATATAGACGACGCCATTGTCATCGACGGTGAAGCGATTGACGTAGATAAAGAGCTCGGCTTCGACGATGACTAAGGTGCTGGACTTCACGGAGGAAGAGATCGAGCACATGCTCGAGAACCTCGATGCGTTCACCCCGGAGGAAGTCGCTGAGATTGATAAGATGGTCGACGAGCTCGCGACCAGAAAAGCAAACCAGTCTGCGCATGACGACCTGCTGGCGTTCTGCAAGAAGATGGACCCCAACTACATTGTGGGCCGACACCACCGCATCCTTGCGAACATGCTCATGGCCATCGAGCGCGGGGACAAAGACCGTATCTGTGTAAACATGCCACCACGTCATGGTAAGTCACAGCTCGTGTCTATCTTCTACCCTGCGTGGTTCCTTGGGCGGAACCCGGACAAGAAGGTTATGATGGTGTCGCACACCACAGACCTCGCGGTCGACTTTGGCCGTAAGGTGCGTAACCTGATCTCCACCGACGCATACAAGGACGTGTTCCCAACAGTGTCGCTCGCTATCGACTCCAAGTCAGCTGGCCGCTGGAACACTAACATGAAGGGCGAGTATTTCGCCTGCGGTATCGGTAGCTCGATCGCGGGCCGCGGTGCTGACCTGCTGCTTGTAGATGACCCCCACTCCGAGCAGGACGTGCTGAGCGGCAACTTCGAGGTGTTCGAGCGGGCCTACGAGTGGTTTACCTTCGGTGCGCGTACACGTCTGATGCCCGGGGGGCGCGTAGCTATCGTGCAGACCAGATGGCACCTCGACGACCTTACAGGCCGTGTAACACGTGACATGGCTAAGAACGAGAAGGCCGACCAATACGAAGTGGTCGAGTTCCCAGCCATTCTGGAGGTTGAGGACAAAGCCACGAAGAAGATGGTGCAGAAGCCGCTCTGGCCAGAGTTCTTCGATATGGACGCGCTGGAACGTACCAAGGCGTCGATGCCGGTGTTTCAGTGGAACGCACAGTTTCAGCAGCAGCCCACAGCCGAAGAGGCCGCACTCATCAAGCGGGAGTGGTGGAACATATGGGAGTCCGACGAGCCCCCCAGCTGCGAGTACATAATCATGTCGCTCGATGCCGCTGCCGAGAAGCACAACCGGGCTGACTTTACCGCCCTGACAACTTGGGGTGTGTTCCTCAACGAGCAGAACTCTGAGTACAATGTGATATTGTTAAATAGCATAAAGCAGCGTATGGAGTTTCCTGAGCTTAAAAAGCTGGCGATGGAAGAGTACGACGAGTGGCAACCGGACTCGTTCATTGTCGAGAAGAAGAGTGCGGGTACCGCGCTCTATCAGGAGATGCGTCGGATGGGCTTGCCCGTACAAGAATATACGCCGCACCGGGGGTCAGGAGACAAGCTGGCCCGCCTCAACAGCGTCGCAGACATCGTAGCCTGCGGCATGTGCTGGGTTCCACAGACACGCTGGGCCGAAGAAGTCGTAGAAGAGATTGCCGGATTCCCGTTCATGTCGCATGATGACTTGGTGGACTCTACAGTCATGGCGCTCATGCGGTTTCGTAACGGGGGGTTTATCCGCCTGCCCACCGACGAACCCGAAGAGCAGAGATATTTCAAACAACGCCGGGGCGGCTTTTACTGAGGGATAAGACATGGCTATCGAAAAAGGACTCTACAGCGCCCCTATGGGCTTGGAAGACGACATGATGGAAGGCGAGATGCCTGAAGTCGAGGTTGAGATCGAGACGAGCGACCCGCTGACCGTCATTATGGGTGATGGCAGCGTAGAAGTTACGCTTGAGGAAGACGACGACGAGATAGAAAACGCGCCGTTTGACGCAAACCTCGCCGAGTATATGGAAGAGGGCGAGCTCCGGGGTATTTCTGACGACCTCGTAGGGCTGATCGAAGCTGACATCGAGAGCCGCAAAGACTGGGTTGACGCGTATGTCCAAGGTCTGGACGTGCTTGGCTTCAAGTACGAGGAGCGCACAGACCCGTGGGAGGGTGCCTGTGGGGTGTATTCTACGATTTTGGCTGAAGCTGCCATCCGGTTCCAAGCTGAGACTATGTCTGAGACTTTCCCCGCGGCGGGGCCGGTCAAAGTAAAGATTCTCGGGGACGAGACCAAGGAAAAAGTAGAGGCGGCGGAGCGCGTGCGCGCCGATATGAACTACGAAGTCACCGAGCGTATGGTCGAGTACCGGTCTGAGCACGAGCGGATGCTCTACTCTCTGGGTCTGGCGGGCTCTGCGTTCAAAAAAGTGTACTTTGACCCCAATATCGGGCGCCAAGTGTCGCTATATATCCCAGCAGAAGACGTTATCGTGCCTTATGGCGCCAGCCACATCGAAATGGCCGAGCGTGTCACTCACGTCATGCGCAAAACCAAGAACGAGATGCGCAAGTTGCAGGCCGTAGGGTTCTATCGCGACTTTGACCTATCTGATCCGGTACCATACCACTCTGACATTGAAGAAAAGAAGGCCGAAGAGGGCGGATACAGCCTGACAGACGACAACCGGTACGCCCTGTACGAGTGCCACGTCGAGATGGTGCTGCCCGGGGTCGACGACGAAGACGATCTGCCGAAGGCATACGTCGTTACCATTGAACGGGGGTCGGGCGAAGTACTGGCTATCCGTCGCAACTACGACGAAGACGACGAATTGGCGCTGAAAAATCAGTTTTTCGTGCATTACCCCTACGTTCCGGGGTTCGGGTTCTACGGTCTGGGCCTAATCCACATCATCGGGGGCTACTCGCGTGCAGGCACGTCGCTGATTCGCCAGTTGGTGGACGCAGGCACGCTATCCAACCTGCCGGGTGGCCTGAAAACCCGCGGATTGCGCATTAAAGGTGACGATTCTCCCATCGAACCGGGCGAATTTAAGGACGTAGACGTGCCGTCGGGGTCTATCCGCGACAACATCATGCCGCTGCCGTACAAAGAGCCCTCACAGACGCTCCTGCAGCTGCTGGACCGCATCACACAGGAAGGTCGCCGCCTCGGGGCTATCAGTGACCTGAACATCTCTGACATGTCTGCTAACGCTCCTGTGGGCACCACGCTGGCGCTCCTCGAGCGTACACTGAAGCCAATGGCAGCGGTCCAAGCTCGCGTGCACTACGCGATGAAGCAGGAGTTCAAGCTCCTGAAAGCAATCATCGCCGAGCATGCCCCAGAAGAGTACTCGTACCAGCCCGCACGTGGGGAAGTAAGCGCGCGTAAGCTGGACTACGCGATGGTAGACGTGATCCCTGTCAGCGATCCAAACAGCTCAACCATGGCGCAGCGTGTTGTGCAGTACCAAGCCGTGCTGCAGATGGCGCAGCAAGCTCCGCAGATTTACGACCTACCTGTCTTGCACCGCGAGATGATGGAGGTGCTGGGCATCAAGAACGCAGACAAGATCGTACCGACGAAGGCCGACGCTAAGCCGACGGACCCAGTCAGCGAGAACATGGCCGCGCTCATTGGCAAGCCCATGCAGGCGTTCATCTACCAAGATCACCAAGCGCACATCGCTACGCACATGTCGTTCATTCAGGACCCCATGGTTGCGCAGATGATCGGGCAGAACCCACAAGCCAAACAGATCATGGCATCGCTGCAGGCGCACATCGCCGAGCACCTTGGGTTCCAGTACCGTCAGCAGATCGAAGACAAACTCGGAGCACCGCTGCCCGGGCCAAACGAGCCACTACCAGAAGAGGTGGAGGTCCAACTGTCCCGCTTGGTTGCAGATGCCGGCAAGCAGCTTACTCAAGCGCATCAGCAGCAGGCGGCGCAGCAGCAGGCGCAGCAGCAAGCACAAGACCCAATGTTCCAGCTCCAGCAAGCTGAGCTCAAGGTCAAGGAGGCTGAGGTCCAACGCAAAGCCGCTAAGGATCAGGTTGACGCCCAGATCAAGCAGCAGCAGCTCCAACTGCAGACCGCCAAGAGCGCAACCGACGCTATGCTCAAAGCAGAAGAGCTCAAGGTCGAGAAGACTGGGATGGCGATCGACGCTGAAGTTAAGGGCGTCGAGCTGAGCCGCGCGCGCCGCGAGTCACAGGATAAAACTGCATTGGAAGTCGCAAGGCTGATGCAGACACGGCAAAACAAGCCGCAAGGGGAGAATAAGTAAACCATGGCAAAATCCGTCTTTGACGTGCTTACAGACAATATCGACGAGCAAATCTCGTCTGCAACCCAGTTTCTGACCGGGGGGTCTCCCAAAGACTACCCCGCGTACAGGGAAGTTGTTGGCTTAATTCGGGGTCTCGAAGCCAGCAAATCTTACATCGAAGACCTCTCGCGTAACTATAGGGATAACGATGATGACTGAAGCAGCAGTTAAAATCAGCGAAGAACAGGAATTTGAGCAGCAGTTGCCCAAACCGGTAGGGTACCGCCTACTTATTGCCCTCCCACAGGTCGCCGAGACCTACGAGGGCTCGAGCATTCTGAAGACGGACGCTGAAAAAGGCCGTGACCACATCATGTCTATCATCGGCATGGTCGTAGACATGGGCACTGACGCGTATGCGGATGAATCCCGCTATCCAGACGGCCCGTGGTGCAAGCCCGGGGACTACGTTATGTTCCGGATGAACTCTGGCACGCGGTTCCGCATGGGCGACATCGAGTATCGCCTTATGAACGACGATTCTATCGAAGCGGTGGTCGCTGACCCCCGCGGCATCCAGCGGGCGTAAGGAGAGTACAACATGGCATTCCAAAAGGTAGAGTTTGAGTTTCCGGACGACAAAGACGAGGAAACTGTAGAAATTGACATCGAGCCGTCTTCCGCAGAGCCTATGAAGCGGAAAGGCAAACCGGAAGTAGCTGTTGAGGTGGAGGACGAAACCCCTGCACCTAAAGCAAAAGCGCCGGCCAAGGACAACGATGACGATGACTTTGAAGTTGACGTTGTTGACGACACGCCGAAAGCTGATCGTGGGCGCACTCCATCAGAACCACCAGAAGAGGTGACTGATGAGGAGCTTGAAGACTACTCGGACAAAGTCCGTAAGCGGATCAAGCACTTTAGCAAAGGCTATCACGACGAGCGTCGTGCCAAAGAGCAGGCACTTCGCGAACGTCAGGAGCTTGAGCGTCTGACCCAACAGCTTATGGAAGAGAACCAGAAGCTAAAAACGTCGGGCACCAAGAGCCAGGCGGCGCTTATTGAGCAGGCCAAACGCAACGCAAAGACAGACGTTGCCGCTGCCAAAACAGCGTACAAAACGGCGTACGACTCCGGAGACGCAGACGCTGTGCTAGAAGCACAAGAGAAGCTAATGGCTGCTACGTCTAAGCTCGAAAGGATAAGTAACGTCAAAGTACCAACTTTACAGGCTAAGGAAACACCTGTACAAGTTAAGACAGACATCGCCCCGGCTCCACAGGTCGATCAACGGGCTATGGATTGGAAGAATCGCAATTCATGGTTCCAGAACGACGATGAGATGACGAGTTTCGCGCTGGGGCTGCATAACAAACTCGTCAAAGAGGGTGTAAGCCCTCAAAGCGACAACTACTACGAGCGCATTGACGCCCGTATGCGAGCAGTGTTCCCCGAGCAATTCGAGGACACAACACCGGATAACCCGGAGCCGAAGCGGAAGGCCTCGGTCGTGGCACCAGCAACGCGCAGCACTGCGCCGAAGAAGGTGACATTGACCAAAACACAGGTCCAAATCGCGAAGAGGCTGGGGCTTACCGCCGAACAATACGCCAAACAGGTTGCACTAGACATGAGGAAACAAAATGGCTGAAAATCGTATAGATCGCGAGCTTGAAACCCGCGAAAAAGCTACCCGTAAACGGACTTGGCAGCGCCCGGAAGTTCTTCCATCGCCAAACCCCGAAGCTGGGTACGATTACCACTGGGTACGCGTAAGTACGCAGGGGCAAGTGGACGCCACGAATGTTTCTTCGAAACTGCGTGAAGGTTGGGAGCCCGTAAAGGCTGTGGACCACCCCGAAATCACCATGGTTACGGTCGAAAATGACCGGTTTGCCGACAATGTGGTGATCGGTGGTCTGATGCTGTGCAAGGCACCAAAGGAGCTGGTTGAGGAGCGCAACGACTACTACAGTTCGCAAACCAAGGCCCAGATGAACTCCGTGGATAACAACTTCATGCGTGAAAACGACCCTCGCATGCCTCTCTTTAACGAGCGGCGGTCGAAGGTTACCTTTGGAAACGGGACATAATAGGAGCTAAATATGGCTTACCCTACTGTTAGCGGACCTTACGGTCTGATCCCGGTGAAACTGTTGAGCGGCACTCCCTTTGTTGGTGGTGTGTATCGTTCGATGAAAATTGCGAGTGGTTACAACACTTCGATTTTCTTCGGCGACGCTGTTAAAGTTGTCACCGGCGGCACTGTCGAGCGCGACGCGTTTGATGCTGCTATGACCCCTGTCGGGGTCTTCATGGGCTGCAAGTACACAGACCCAAATCTGGGTTACGAACTGTACAGCCAGAGCTTCCCGGCAAACACTGTTGCGTCCGACATCGTCGCGTACGTAGCGGATGCAACTGAACTGCTCTTCAAGGCAGCTGTTGTTTCTTCGGGAACCACAATCGGCGACCTCGCGTTGACCGACATTGGTGCAAACGTCGCCGGTGTAGATAATACAGGTGATTCTGCTTCGGGTAACTCCCGCGGTGCGATCTCCGACACGTCTGCCACCACAAACACTCTGCCGTTCCGGATCATCGGTCTGGTAGAAGAAACCAAAAACAGCTCGGGTGGTTACACTGAGGCCTACGTCAAATGGAACGCAGGTCACCAGTATAACAACACGACTGGTGTATAAGGAGGCTGACTAATGGCTATTTCACGCGCCCAGCTACTTAAAGAACTCCTTCCCGGGCTGAACGCTCTGTTCGGTATGGAGTACGCAAAGTACGGTGAAGAGCACGCCGAAATCTTCGAAACCGAGTCTTCGGACCGTTCGTTCGAAGAAGAGACCAAGCTGTCGGGCTTCTCCGCAGCTCCGGTTAAAGGCGAAGGTGCCGCTATTGAGTATGACAATGCTCAAGAAGCGTGGACTGCTCGCTACACGCACGAGACTGTTGCGATGGGTTTCTCAATCACTGAGGAAGCTATCGAGGATAACCTGTACGACTCCCTGTCGGCTCGTTATACGAAAGCACTGGCTCGCGCTATGGCGTACACCAAGCAGGTCAAGGCTGCATCCATCCTGAACAACGCGTTCTCCGGTGCCACATACGGTGACGGCAAGACGCTTTGTGCAACGGATCACCCACTTGTTTCCGGTGGCACCAACGCGAACCGCCCAACTGTCGCTGCTGACCTTAACGAGACTTCGCTCGAAGCCGCCGTTATTGCTATCAGCCAGTGGACAGACGAACGTGGTCTGCTCATCGCAGCCCAGCCACGCAAGCTGGTTATCCCGCCTGCGCTGCAGTTCGTTGCTACTCGCCTGCTTGAGACTGAAGGCCGCGTCGGCACAGCTGACAACGACCTGAACGCTCTGAAGACGAACGGTTCGATCCCTGAAGGCTACACGATCAACCACTATCTGACGGACACCAACGCATGGTTCCTGATGACGGATGTTCCAAACGGCCTGAAGCACTTCACACGTGCACCAATGGCAACGTCGATGGACGCTGACTTTGACACCGGCAACAGCCGCTACAAAGCTCGTGAGCGTTACTCGTTCGGTGTGTCTGATCCGTTGGGTATCTTCGGTTCACCCGGCGCGTAAGCGTAGGGAACTACTCGGGGAGGGGGGACTTCGGTTCCCCCTTTCTTTTTAACCTAATCTGTTATACGGTAGCATTATCCCTGACAGTGGCATTGGGCTACTGACACTTACCCCGACAGGAGATTCTCATGGGTACGACGACTTTCTCTGGACCAGTAGTGTCCAACAACGGCTTTTCTGGTGACCTTGTAGGTGCAGCGCAGCTCCCAACGTACACTGTAGCAACTGCCCCTGCCGCAGCAGCCATCGCGGGTACAATCATCTATGTATCCAACGGGGCAGCGGGTTCTCCAATCCTCGCTTTCTCAGACGGTACTGACTGGAAGCGTTCGGATACTGGCGCAACTATCGCAGCAGCGTAAGGTAGGTAATTATGGGACTCATTCCAAAGAACCCCCCTAGTGACGAAGAGCTCGCGCGCCGCGTGTCTGCCCCTGTTAAAACGACGAAGAAACCTTCTACAAAGAAAGGGGACTAAGTTATGAGCACGGACGTTCGCAGTGTGACTTTGACCGCCGACGGCACAGTCTATAATGGGCGGCAGCGTATCCGACACATCACATATCTGGCGACCGCTGTCGCCGGTAGCATTGTGTTGCGGGACGGGGGCGATGCTGGGTCTATTGAACTCAACGTAGCTACGCCAGCAGTGGCAGACGCATACGATATCGTCATCCCGGGTAACGGCATCCTGTTTGACACGGACGTATACCTAGACCTGACAAACGTCGCGTCGGTTACGTTCTTCTACGGGTGATAGTGCCATGCGTGCATATTACAAAAAGGGCGGCTCGGTAAAGACCGGCGCCTGGCAGCGCAAAGAAGGCAAAAACCCGAAAGGTGGGTTGAACGCTAAGGGGCGGGCTTCTGCCAAAAAGGAGGGTATGAACCTCAAACCTCCGGCACCAAACCCGAAAACCAAAAAAGATGCAGGGCGTCGTAAATCGTTTTGCGCCCGCATGAAGGGTATGAAGGCGAAGAACACCTCGGCGAAAACCGCAAACGATCCGGATAGCCGGATCAACAAGAGCCTACGGGCTTGGAACTGCTAGATGCCTGCAAAGACTGAGAAACAACGCCGGTTCATGGCAGCTGTCGCAAACGACCCCAAATTCGCGAAGAAGGTAGGGGTACCGCAAAGCATAGGAGATGAGTTTATGATGAAGAAATACGCTAAAGGCGGCGCACCCAAAACGTCAATGCGCCCGCGCATGCGCCCAGAATCGGAAGAAGACGGCCCACCACGCCGCTCCATGCGCCCTCGCGCACGCCCAGAAGACATCGGCAGCATGCCAAGTGGTAGCACC